GATCTGCCTAATTCGAGATTGGAAGAACTCGGCGGTTTCTTTGGTTCCGTTGTCTCCGGGGGCAATTTTGATTGCGGGCTTGTTTTGTCGTCCATCATTGACCACCTGTTGAACGTAGGTCGGAATACGGTTCCACTGAAGCACCGGGCGGTGATTATCGCGCCGGCTCTGCAGTGGAATGGGGTCCCACTGACCATACGCCGCGTCTGTGGCGTTGGCGAAGCGGTTGTCTAGCTCCGCTTCGGCGCGGTCAATGTCGTCGGCGTCCAGGCCGATCTGGAATCGCTTGCGGGCTTCGTTCAGGAAGCTAACGGAGTCTATTTCGACGGATTCCCCGGTATCGGGGCTGACATCGAGGGCCTTGTCGATCAAGCGGCCCGCCTTGCGCGTCTCGCGATCTCGTTGGATTTGTTGTAGTTGGGAAGTTCGCGAGGCGCAGGGCAGGAAGGGCAAACCATCTTGCCCGATTCCTCAAGCCAGCCTTCAGCTAGAAGCGCCAGTTCCAGCTTGGCCGGCATACCGTGGATTTCATGGGACCGGAGGCACTTCCCGCAGGAAATGAGAAATGCCCCCGGCTGGTCGGATTCGTCGACTATCTGCATCGGTTTCGTCCGTCTCCCGACGGTCGTTTTACTGCAGATGCTAAACTACTTTACCGCTTGCCCGCTTTCAACTTGTTCCCTGCCCGCGCCACGCTGTACGCGATCGCCACGGCTTGCTTCTGGGGCTTCCCCGCCGCCATCTCGGTACGGATGTTCTGCGACATCGCGGCTTTGCCCTTCCCCCTCACCAGTGGCATTCCAGAAGATAATATCAGTACAGCTTATAAGTGTCAACTAGATTTACACTAACTCGTCATCGTCCATGGTTTCGTATACTTCACCTACGGCGTCGATGAGTTCCTGACAGGTAAGGCCCAGCGCCTTCGCTGCCACGCACAGCACCGAGGTTGCCGCAGGGAGAACATCGGTCAGCCATCGGCCAGCTAACACAATGCCCATGCCTTCAACTATGGCGTCTACCTCTTCTTCGTCGATGCCGTCGATTCTCATGCTAACCCATCCATGAGTTAACCCCGGTCGGTATATGGTGAATGGGCTGCGCTGCCAGTTCTGGCTCTGGATTTCGCAGTGTGATAGCCGCGCCCCTGAAGCCGTCCGCGCCATGGCTGGCCGCGTCATGCAATGGCTCCCTGCGGAGCTTGCCAGAGGCCGCTGGTGGCCCCCATTGGTACATCCTCAGCGCCCGTAGACCTTCGTAGCACTTGGTTTCGTCGAATCGGCATTGCGGGAATATGCTTCGCGCAGCATTGATACCGTCAAGAACATACATCTTGGGCACAAGCCGCACCGACCGACCAGCCGCCCGCATGATTTGCTCGATAGACCGCTCGCGATTTCCCGCAATACGGTGGTGGATAATGGCGTCAATTCCGTCGTGCGGGAGCCAGTCTTGCCCATAAAGATAACCCCTTTGCTGTAGCTGGATTAGGTACCATTCGATCGTGCGCCCGGAGTCTTCAAGGTAGTCAATGAAGTGGTACCACCCGTTGACGGGCTGGGCAAACCAAATAGCTGTCTTATCTTCATATCCGAGATCCCAAAAGGTATGGACTGGCCTTGTACGGTCGCAAGGCACAGCACATATTCGGCCTTCCTTGGTGGCTTGCTCGATTTCTTTGGAATATATAGCGCCCTCCACCGCGCTGCGGCACTCTCCTTCCCAGACGTGCTGATATGCTGCCGGGTCCGTGGCCCTCAGGTGCTCCATTTCGATTCGTAACACCTCGGGAAACCAGGGGTTATCGCGATATGTGAGCTTCTTGATTACCGCATCGGGAGGCGGATTGATAACAAAGCGCTGGTGCGTGTCGTCCGTCTCGAGGATATCGTTCCATGAAGCCCAGATCTCCGAGCGTTCCTTACGGATCGTGGGAATGAGCGTGGCCCATGAATCCTTCGAGACGCTTTGAGCTTCCTCGATCCAAACGATATCGCAGCCCTCTACGCTCTTGATGTTATTGATATTGTGCTTCAGGCCGGCAAAGATGAATTCCGTGCCGTTCTTGCCCAGGATGGTGTTCTGCTGGACTTCGTAGAAGTTTTGCATCCCAAGCGCTTTAACCTGGTCGCTAAGAAGCGTATGCACCGAGTCCGCAATGGATTTCTGCGTTTCTCGAGCGCAGAGGATACGAAGCGGGCCCAGGTAGTGCTGGCATGTCCCAGTGCCAAGGATTAGCAGCGCCTTGCCGAATGACCAGGATGCGCCTTTGCCGCGACCGCCGCGCACGCCCTTGTATCTGTGTGGCTCAAATAGAAACTCGAAGGCGGGCGGGAATCGAGCCGTGATCGTCATTCAGCGCCGAATACCACCCGGACCAGTACCTTATCGGTGGCGTCGCCGTCCTGGTCAACTGGCTTGCGCTTAGATGCGATATAGCCGGCGAGATCACCTGCGGTCTTGCCCCGCTCTGCCGGCGATACCTTCTCGAATGTGGAGCCATAGCAGCTCTGGCATACCCGCTCAAATGTCCTGTCGCCGTCATTTGCAGCCTGATAGCGCGTCTTACCCTTTCCGCGGCAGACGTTACAGGGGAGCTCACCCTTCGCAATCATAGCCATGACCCAGAAGGGATCGCAGTCCCACGCTGCGAGCTTTTGGGCGATACTGCAGTTCACCTTGCTCGGTGCGCCCTTCTTGCGCCCCGCTCCCGGCCTTGCTCCACCCCTCGGCTTAGGCATTGATTAGCACTTGATTATTTTCGGCACCCAAAGTGCCTACTTTGTGTACAGTATCATACAATCTTATACTGCGCTAGGCTTTGTTCTCGCTCTGTTGGAGCCTTGCGTAGGCGCGAACTACCTCGGCAATTAATTCGTCCATTGATAGCCCGAGGCCTTGCGCCGTCGCACAGAGCACTGTTAGGATAACTGGCTCTATATCAACAAGTTTCCTGCCCGCCAGAGCGGCGGTGATGGCATCATAGATCGACTTCGCCTCTGTGGGATCTGGTATTGTGCGATTCATGGGGTTTTGTTTTCCTTCTGTATGGCGGCAAGGCATTTTTCTCTACTTTTACTTCCTTCATAAAAACTAAAAAGGGCCAAGCGCTTCAAGAACGCCTGACCCTCAACTTGTGACGACCCTCAAGTGCATCGCAGTTTCCCACGTTGCTCAGCGGAATCGAACAGGTTGGTTCGCACATTTAGTATAGCGTAATCATTACGGTAGCTACAAGGGAAAATTAAGAAGAACGCTAGCCTGTTGTGTTCGCGCCTACCGACACAATGGGCTTTAACGGCGAAGAGCCGATCCGCTGAGTTTCGACGCTCGCATCGGATCGGCTCGTGGTGGGCCACAACCCGGAGGGTGCAACCCGTTGGTCCGTGGAAACTGCCTTATAAGCGGTTAGCCGTGTGTCCGCACGGCAGAGTTCGATTCTCTCATCCTCCGCTTTTTTAGTTTACGCCAAGTAGCGCAGATAGTCTAGGAGCGCTATATTGGGTTGGAAACATAAACAGTGCCATTTGAACCGAAGCGGGGTTTAGAATACGTGCTGGAATGGGAATGGTGAGCGGATCGACAAACCTCACGATCCGTTCACCCTCCCCACGTGTCTCGAATACGCATATAAGCCTCCTGAGTAGATTATATCGGCATGCCCACGCATTTTCAATACTCTTGAGCCTCATTTCCGCCGCCGCTCATCTGCCTTCAGGCGCTCATTCCCAGCTTCCTTGTCTGCCAAATCGTGATTCAGTTCGTTGATGATGCGTTGCCCGTCACGATTCGATACCTGAAGGCGCTCCGCGTCAAGCGCCTGAGGAAGCGGTAGCTCAGGGGTCAGGATTGCTCCTTCTGTATAGCGGCGTCGATGGCCTCGCGAATGTTGCCAGCGTTCGGTTCGGCATCGTTCAGGTCAATGGTTCCTATTTCATGGACGAATAGCCGCGTGACGTTGTGGCTTGCTACGAACTTCCACCCGTAACTTGTCCCATAATGCAGGTTGAGCGCAAGTCTCCGCTGTTCCAACCAATCCAGCCGCCGCTCATCTGCCTTCAGGCGCTCGTTCTCATCCCGCAGGCTGCGATTCTCCGCGTCTAGGTCCACTTCGGATCGGATATCGGAGGCGGCTATGCGGTCGATGGCGGCAAGGGCATCCAGCACTCCATCATTGAAGGCCGCTTCGCCAGTTTGGATATGTAATTGAATCTTGACTAGAGCAGCTACCGCCTTCCGCATCTTTCGCCAGCGAACGGCAGGCTTGCTCCAGGCTTCTTGCTCGGCCCTCAGGCGCTCGTTCTCGGCTTTGAGTTGCAGATATGTCAGCGGCTCCTGGCGCTCTTTCGCG